CAGAAGATCCTGAAAACGATGAAAATGCGGCTTTCAGATCTGTAGTAGTAGTTGCTAATCTAATTGAGCTACAATCGTAAAGCTAGAATAGGAGAACAAAAATGGCAATATCACGATCACAACTAGTTAAAGAACTAGAGCCAGGTTTGAACGCACTGTTCGGCTTGGAATATAAAAGGTATGAAAATCAGCATGCTGAGATTTATACAACAGAATCATCTGACAGAGCTTTTGAAGAAGAAGTAATGTTAAGTGGTTTTGCAAACGCACAAGTAAAAGGTGAAGGTTCTGGAGTTTCATTCGATGAAGCACAAGAAACTTTCACAGCTAGATACACTCATGAGACTGTAGCTTTAGCATTCGCAATCACTGAAGAAGCGATTGAGGATAACTTGTATGATAGACTTGCGTCTAGATATACAAAAGCTTTAGCTAGATCTATGAGTAATGCGAAACAAGTAAAATCAGTAGAACCTTTAATCAATGGTCTGCCAACTGCAGATGCTTTTGATTCAGGTGACGGTGTTAGTTTATTTAACACAGCTCACCCAACGGTTTCTGGAACTTTCGCAAACACACTAGCTACTCAAGCTGACCTTAACGAAACTTCATTGGAGCAGTCTTTAATTGACATCGCTGCAATGACAGACGAAAGAGGCCTAAGAATTGCTGCTAGAGGAGTAAAAATGATTATTCCTTCTGAGCTACAATTCACTGCTGAAAGACTAATGAAGTCTCAAGGTAGAACTGGAACAGCTGATAATGATATCAATGCAATCGTATCTATGGGTATGATTCCGCAAGGATACAGAGTTAATAACTACTTAACTGACTCTGATGCATTTTATATCTTAACAGACGTGCCTAACGGTATGAAAATGTTTAACAGATCACCATTGAAAACAGCAATGGAAGGCGATTTTGATACTGGTAACGTTAGATACAAAGCTAGAGAAAGATACTCTTTTGGAGTTTCTGACCCTAGAGGTATCTTCGGCGTTGAAGGTGCATAATCAATAATTTTTTGTGGCGGGACATAGTCTCGCCACAATTGACAAATAGAAAGATAAAACCATGAAAAAATTCACAGTAAACATTTGGGCGTATGATCATCACGCTAGATTTACAGTAGAATCAGAAGATTCCCCAACAGATCTGGAACAATCGATCCTTGACAAACTTGGAGAAAACAGTATAGTTTGGGAAAACCTTGGAGTCAGCTATGATAACAAGGTAAATAGAATAACCTATGAGGAGGTTATAGATGATACAAGACCTATACAAAGCAAAAAGGTCCTTGGAGTTGAAGTGGGAACAGGAGCATCTGGATAATAACAGATACACTCTTGAGATGGTTAGAATTGACGATAAAGTCAAACAGATCATCACAGATATCAAGCTTGAAGAAGCTAGAATCGCTCACACTCAGAACAACGTTGAAGGTTCTGCTCCTGAAGTTTCAGTAGCTACTTAATAAAAAGCTACATCGTTGGAAAACACCATCCACATTACAGGCTCTCTTGCACTCTACTAAAAACTAGTATATAAATTACTCACTATACATTTAATAAATAATGAATGCTGACGCGTATAGTCGACAACCCTAGGGACAGTATTCAGATATCTAGGAGGATATTAATATGGCAAATACTACATTTACAGGACCAGTAAGATCGGAAAATGGTTTTGAAGTAATTGATAAAAGTACAGTAACAGGTGCTGTTACATCTACGATGAGTCTTAAAGAGTTCACTGCAACTATTACAGTTGCTAATGGTGCAACTACTGGAAAAGAAACATCGATTCAAATCCCTACAAACTTTATTCCATTAGGAATTGGTGTTGTAGTAACTACAGCTGCAGTTAACGCTGTTAACTTAGTTGACATTGGAACAGATGCTGACACAGACGGTTATGTTGACGGAGCTTCTTTAGCTCTTAATACAACTGGTTGGAAAGGTTTCTTAGGTTGCAATGGTGTACTTGGTATGTCTGGTTTTGCACCAGGTGTAGCAGGATTAACTGGAGACGAAGTTGAATTAGTTGTTTCTGGAGATCCAGGTGGAGATACTGTAATCGTTCTAAAAATATTTGGAATTGATTCAACATCTGATACACAATAATAAATAATTAATGTGGGGCTTCGGCCCCACTTAAATTTAATAGGAGAAAATAATATGTCATCAGACCAAAAATTTACAACACTTACAGCTGACGGACAGGTAAAAACTTTTTCGGGAGGATCTACTAATATTGGTCCTGCTAGAGTTACATACATTCAAGCTACAGGAGTTACAAATATAAAACTTTATGATGCAGCAACTGCATCTGGAAACATTGTATTTGAATCTACTTTTGGAAGTGAAGGATTAGATATATACATGCCTGGAAACGGAATTAGATTTGAAAATACTATCTACGCAGATGTAACTGGATCAGGATCTGTTACTATCGGATATACTGGCTAGGAGGCTAAATGGCTAACACTACCTCTGGAACTACAACGTTTGACAAAACGTTTTCTATTGATGAAATTATAGAAGATGCTTTTGAACGTATAGGCCTACAGGCTGTTTCAGGAAACCAATTAAGATCTGCAAGAAGATCTCTTAATATTCTATTTCAAGAATGGGGTAATAGAGGTATTCACTATTGGGAAGTAGGAGAACTTGATCTTGATTTAATTCAAGGACAAGCTGAGTATAAATTTTTTAGATCAGCTGCAGATGGTACAAGTGCAACTTCAAATCCTAATGGGATCTATGGAATGTCCGATGTTCTTGAAGCACAGTTAAGAAATAATAGAACTCAGACTACTCAATCAGATAGCCCTATGACTAAAGTTGATAGATCAACTTATGCAGCTTTTTCAAATAAACTTTCACAAGGTACACCTAATCAATATTGGGTACAAAGATTTATTGATCATGTTAGTATTAATATTTATCCAACACCTGATTCTACTAATGCATCTAAAGATATGCATTTCTATTATATAAATAGAATTCAAGATGTAGGTGATTATACAAATGCAACAGACTTACCTTTTAGATTTGTCCCTTGTATGACTTCAGGTCTATCTTTTTATTTAGCACAAAAATATCAACCACAATTAGTGCAACAAATGAAACTATATTATGAAGATGAATTAGCTAGAGCATTAGCCGAAGATGGTTCAGCTTCAAGTACATTTATTACACCTAAAGCTTATTACCCAGGAGCATAATGTCAAAGTATGCAGTAGGAAAACACGCTAAAGCAATATCTGATAGATCAGGTATGGAGTTTCCGTATAAAGAAATGGTTAGAGAATGGAATGGTTCTTTTGTGCATTATACAGAATACGAACCTAAACAACCACAACTTGAACCAAAACCAATTGGCGGTGATGGTGTTGCATTGTTAAATGTTAGACCAGATAGAACAGAACCTATTACAACTGTAATGATTTCTAATAATGGATTTGAAACTTATGCTGCAGGATCAGGAATTATAAATGTTTTTTCTCCTGGACATGGTTTAACAAATGGAACGACTTATTTATTCAGAGGTCCACCAACAATTTCTCCTGGTACTGGTACAGAGTCTAATCCTGTTTTTGCTTATGCAACTATTCCTAACTTTGACGGAATAACTGGTGCACAAATAGGACAGGGTTCAGGATATGCTATTACAACAGGAAAATATAAAAATGATTTAAGAGATACAACCGACTATTCAGTAACTAATTTTTTCTATTTTACAGTTAACTCAGATACTGCTACAACAGGTAATATAAAAGGAGGAGGCTACGGTTGTTCCGTTGGTCCTATAACAATACAAGCATGATAAATAAAATTTGGAATTGGATAAAAAATATTTTTAAACCTGAAAAACAGGACCCCCATCTTGAGATGTATGAAGAAACTGCTAAACAAAAAAAGATACGTTTAAAGCATAGAGGAGATATTAAATAATGGCTGGATTTACATACGCAACATTAACTACAGCAATTCAAAATTATACTGAAACGGATACAAACGTTTTAACTGCTACTATTACTGATCAGTTTATTGAAAACTCTGAACTTAGAATTTTAAGAGATGTACCACTAGATGCATATAAAAAACAATCTATTGGTAATTTAGTTACAGGACAAAATACAATTAACGTACCTGCTCAAACTTTATTTGTAAAAGGTGTACAAGTTTATGATTCAACATCAGCTTCTACAGGTGCAAATACTTGGTTAGAAAAAAAAGATGAAACGTATCTACAAGAATTTGAACCTTCAACAGAATCAGCAGCTAGAGCTAAACCTAAATACTATGCTATGTTTGGTGGAGCAACAGGTGTAACCGATACTACATCAGGAAGACTATTTTTAGCTCCTGCACCAGATACTACTTATGTATTTAAAATACATTATGAAGCTATTC